GAAGGTTAGAGGAGAGCTATTTTTAAGATATGCCTGCGCCGCATACATGCCATAAGTGGCTGCAGTCTTATCATTGCCTTTTCTCCAAACATCGCCGGCACGGCCGCTGGTCACTCCGCCCGGTGCGGGTGTACCAAATACCTGTACAAATTCTTCGAAAGAATTTACGGTAACGGGGCGAAGGGCGGGGCCCTTTTCTGCCCGACCAATGATAATTGGTCCAATCCCGGCCGGAGAAGCGGGGACCTGTGAGTTGTCGATCTCGTTGACAAAAACACCGGGTGATACGAATCTATATTTTTTTACTGACATGTGTTACGTTCTCCTCTCGCAAGTAACTAAATCTTCAAAGTTAAATAGTCTTACACAATCCTAACAGAACTATTCTTTATAAAATCCACCTTTAATATTACGGGGTATATCTCCCACGATTGTCCTTTCACGAGAAAATTTAAATTCTACCGGACTCTGCCGTCTAACAATCTTGGGTTTTTCCTGATTTGGGCCCTCTCCCACTAAGTATCCCAGTACCTCTATTGTAATAATGGTTTCATAGTTGCGCTGGGTCATCGCAATATCGGCTTTATTCGCGTTATCGGCGAAGCTTCCATCAATAAATGCCTCGTAGGCATGACCCTCATTTTCAATTCTCTCTGGCATCCTTGAATTACCGGCAATGGTAAAGAATGGAGTAATAAGAGTGTTCATTTGCTGTTGGTATTCGGCGCGCAGAGAAACCTCATAGGTGGCCTTTACCCAAACAGGGAGTGGCATTGTGATGGTCTCATATACAACACGCTGAGTTGACATATTTCGCTTGTTTGTGTTTTTCATCTTACTCGCAACGTTCTTGCCTGTCCCATACATTCGATTAGCATAAGCATTCTGAAACTCTGCTGTCTTCTTTTGATTAATTGTACGAGCTAAGGTGATTGTTCCCCCTGCTGCGTCCGGTTCGGGGTAAAGATTGGCATAGACCGTCCCTCTAAAGTCTGGGTCCTTTACTACCGACGACCGGTTGACGGTGATTAAAGGCAAAACAAGGGTTTCTTCTGAATCTCTCAAATCTTTGTTGTGTTTAATCTGATATGCGCGCTCCGCAGTAACCCACAAGACTGGAACTTTCTCAAATCCATCATTTCGGGTCACCGAAAGGTTTAGGCCTTCGTTTACAAAGTTCATCATTGCGCCATCGATGGTTTCAAGAGTAGAAGGCGCCAGTTCTATCTCATGTAGGTGGGATGCAACTTTTTTATCCCCCACATAATCATATTTCTGGGCCTCTTTGTTTTCAATTTGAGCCTGTGTACGCTTACTGCGAGCCATTGCGGGTCCCCTATCCTACGTAGATGCCAGCTGGAACATTGACCAGCACCTTTTCGGCCGCATCTTGCATAGAAGAGTCCTGCATCGCTAGCTTTTCATAAGTTATTTCGTCGAGGATCGATTTTAGCTCATCGCGCAAGGCAGCCTGTTCAGTAGCAGCCTGTCCTAGCAGGTCGGCACCGTTAAGTGTTACACTTTCGCCTGGAATCGGGACGGTGCTAAACTTACCTCGAATCTGACCCAGCATTTCCTTGGTCAATGCTAGCGCAAACCGACGAATCCACTGCTTTCCAATAGAATTAATACTCTCATATGGTAGATTATTAAAAGGTACCGTATTAAGGTTGTTAATTCCCGAGACGCCGTCTGCGCCGCGGCCAGTTTCCTGCCATGGCTCATATTCCTGATCAATAGAAAACTGTATCCAAAAGTTCGCAGGGCTTGTAGAGTCGGGGTTTGGAAATAGTCTTAACATATTGTCTTTAATTTCATAAGAATAGTGTGAAATTCTTGTCCACAAAGCATCTTCATAGGCCATGGCCTGAAGTTTGTTCTGCCATGTGGGGACTATTTCAAAAGTTGAATCATCTGCATACTGTCCATACGTGCGCATATTCCCCACCACTGAGAAGCCTCCGTAATATCCATAAAATCTCCACATAGCCCGAGGGGTTTTAAAAAATACTTTACGAATGATCACTCTCTTGTCTTGTACTTTTCCAAAATACGGAACCGAAGCGCTCAACGCGGACGATCCAGAAATTAAAGTCTGTAGATCATAATCTTGTCTGCCGGGAATTGTCTTGACCGAAGCTGAGTAGATGGGAGTGAGACCTCCAAAACCTGCTTCTGTTGCTAGGCCTTCCGAAATACGTCGAACGTACCCGTAATTAAACCTAGGATACTTGAGTTCTACATTGGAGCCTGATAATGAATCCCCAGAGATAATCTGACCGTCCTGATCAAAGGACGCAGTGGCAGCTCCAAGGTAATTCGAAAGTGAATTTTTAGTTTGGTGTAGATTTACTAAATAAGAATATTCTAAAACAGCCTCTTCGTAAGCAGCATAGACGTTCCCTTCAGTTAATTCGATGTCGAGGACGTCTCCTCCCAGCTTTTTATAAGTATATGATACTTGATCGGAGGCGCCAGACACAAACGCAGTAGACGCTGCATAGATTCCAAAAGGGAGTGTTGTGGCGACATTGTCTGTACTACCAGTAACTGGGAGCACATTAGAATTTGAGGTAGATGCAGGGTTAAGTTTGGGTATAGCCATTAAAGAGATCCTCTATTTGTCCATTACTAAATAGAAAGCCCCACCTCAAAAGAGATGGGGCTTTCATTAATTTGACCTACGTCAGTTATATTATTCGTTCAGAGCCTTAATGACAACTAAACCATACATATCAGGACGCACCATCTTCTTGGCGTATCGGGTCATCACGCCCTTGCGAGGCACGAAGTCTTCAACACCGAAGATCGTAGGTGTGGTCTGCAGCGGCACATAAGGTGCATACACATAGCCACTCTCAAGGAAGCTACTTCCGCGTCGTCCAACAAGGATGATGTTACGCGGGAAGTAAGGATCGACGAGAACGTCGAACTTCTTCGAAAGCGAACCAACCTTAACGGCACCAATGTCACCACGGTCGCTATCTGCAGTCACGTTGGCACGGAAGCCAGCAGTGAACTCAAGCAGGTTAGCAACTTCAGGTGAACACACCACAAAGTTAGCGGCACCACGCAGAGTCTTACGGTGGATCAGAGCAGAGACATCGTTGATGGTCTCAACGAGGGTCTCATACCACTCCGACACGTTACCGGTGAACTCCGGCGCAGCGTTAGCAGCACCAGTTGTACGATTAAGGAAATCGCCCGGGTTGCGCGACCAGTAACGAACACCGGCCGAAGAACCCTTAACGAGGTCCTCAAGGATCTCCTGATCAATTTCAAGAGCAATCTGCTCAGAAAGAATCTGAGTCAGCTCAACCTCAGCGTCAAGGTTGTGGTAAGCGTTAAGATCCTGTCCTAACTCTGGGGTCCACTTGGCCTTGAGCTTCTTGGTCATGGCAGTGACGGCCACGGAATCGACCTTGATGTCGATCTCGGGGATGTTCTGGTTATTCTCCAGTCCCCATGTGGTTGTCGGCAGGACCGCACCAATCGGATTACCCGTCGTGTTACCCTGGAAGTTATCCACGATAGGACACGTAATGGTAGCGTTATCCACAGCAGCCGCGATGGCAGCCGCGGAACCTGTTCCAACCGCAACGATTCGAACGACGGTGTCAGACACGGTCGAAAGATCAGCAGAACGACTCAGCGATGACAGGCGGCGTACGCAAACGACGTTGCCGTCAGTAGCGTCCGTACCCGTGAACACAAGGTCGAGGCCGACTAGATCGTCGTAGTTAAACTGGTTACCAGACATATCCTGTGTCAGAACTGCGAAACTCGAACCGGACGTAAGATCCGGATCATACTTGAGAATCTGAGCACTGATATACTGTGCCGAAAGGCCGTCTCCACCAATGGCGGATGTCCAACCATTGGAAAGCGCGTTGTCACCAACAGCGCCCCCACCATCAATGTTACCAGAGATAGCGCATGCGGGAGTCGTTGCAATCCCACTTCCCGTCGGAGAAGAATAGCCGTTACGTAAGTTATACGCACCAGCAGCATCTTCGCCATCATGACCGGACAGGTTTACACCGCCGGTGATCTGGCTCGCAACTGCTCCACCACCATACACTGATTTACCAACCTCGAATCCGAGACGGGCACTACTAGTATCCTGAACAACACCGCCATAGGTGAAGTCGAGGAAGAAGATAAGTCCCGAGGGGAGACTCATCGGCTGAACGCTAACGAGTTCATTAGCGATCAGGGAGCCGAATACACGGCGAACGAGCGGGAACGCGACGGCAGCAAAGCCCTCAACATCTCCACCAACGGCCATACTACTGGCCTCACGGAGCAGCTCTTTTGCCTGATTTTCAAGCAATCGAGCCATACCGTTCTTAGAATCATCGGAACCAAGACCCTCCAAAAGACCGGTCTGTTCCCACTTTGCAATGAGAGCAGCGCCTTCTGAAGAAAGGTCACGATTAACGATGCCTTCTGTTAATTTCTGTACAATAGACATTTATAAAACCTCCTTATAATTGTAATAATTGAATGTCATTTATTATTCAAACCTGCTAAACGCAGCATACGATCCATTTTAGGATCGTGTGTTGCCTCGTTGTTTTTCTTAGAGTTGAGTAAAAGCGATGTAGGTCTTGTAACAGCTTCACGAAGTGTTTCTGGGCGGCGGCGATCATTCCGCGCTCCGTTCACTGCGTTTTGAATTGTTTCAAAAATCATGTTCGCTTCTTCAACAGAATTGGCAGATTGAACAGCTTCGACAATTTGTTGTTTTTGTCGCTCATTCAAGGAGGCGCTATTCAAAGCCTTGTTTTGATAAACAAGCTTGGCGTTTGCCAAGTTCAACTGAGTCAGTTGAGTCTTGGCTTCAGTCAAAAGAGCATGTAGCTCTTTTGTTGATTCTGTAAGTTCTGAGATCTTTGTCTCATAGAGTGTCACATCTGGCACCACATCTGGTGCAGTAGACTCCTCTTCTAGTTCCTCTTCGTCTTCGTCGAGGTGGGCCGCTTGGGCAGCTGCCATAGCGTCGTTGTTTGCTTGTTCAACGCTATTGTCGGCAGAGTTAAGGGATGACCATCCCTGCGGGCGCGGGGTCATATCAACCACAAGCTCCTCAATCAAGTCATTAATCATCTCTTCAGTAAGGTTAAAATCATCATCTTCTTCTGGGGACATCGATGAGGGTGCTGCGCGGGTTTCGGCGTCCTTGTCCTCTGCGTCATCCTCTTCCTGATTTACTTGGTCTGCGCCGGTGAGACCTGCGGCTGCGGGGGAGTCGACATCACTCACGCCAGTTTGAGCCTCTTCTAATTCTAGAGCGATATCATCGGCCATGGCGGTGGCATCAATCATTTCGTCGCCCTCTACCACTTCGTCATCTTCTTCAAGGCGCGCCTTCAGTTCATTAAAATCGATTTCAATAATTTCTTCGGGAGCATCCAACTCTTCGTTCTGGTGACCATAAGGAACCTCTTTGGCAAACTCCATTAAATCTTCATCGGGGGTGCCTTCTCCGCTTTCAGTACCAAGCCCTAAATCTAAATCCTGCTCTAGGAGAGTGTCGAGCGCGCCCTTCACTTCGGCGGCATACTTCTCCAATACAACATTTTCCGCATTTTTCAATGCGGCATCCTTGAGGGCTTTAGCGTCTACAATCGCTTCTTCTAATAGTGAAGACATAGAATTACTCCAAATCTGATGACTTATCAAAAATAAATAGTTCGTAAGATGAGGAAATGACTAATAGTTGTGATTTCTAACTCAAATCAGCCGCAGTAAATATAACCATAAATGCC